ATTATTATCATCATCACTTGGTCTCTGGAGCATGAATGCAAGCTCATTCTTCATTATAAGGTTCTTGATAGTAGGTACCATCCAGGTAGGAATCTGTATATCATCCTCGTCTGGATCCTCCGGTTCCTCATCGTTAGCATCGTCTTCTGGCACCTCGTATATAGCCAGTACATAGATATATTCTAACTCATCTTGATCCTGTAAACCTTGTACGTAGATGTGCTTATCATCCATATAGTAAGCAGTCATCTCTCCGAATGTATACTTTCTCCAGTACTAGTAGTGTCTACGTATATGGTTAATATACTAAATATTCTCACCTGCTTCATCATGCACAGCGAGAATACTAGTCCATTTGTTACCATATATGTTTTCAAAAGTATCTTCAGTTACTTTAGTGAATGTATCCCTATTTGTATCTCCAGAAGGCACTTTCTAGAGCTTGTGAGGCCCTGTTTCCTTTAAGAGGATAAATTCTCCATCTACAAGATCTTCGAGGGCTGCACCGGCCTTTTCTTGCTCTTTGAGCTAATCTAAGTGATCCTTCCACAGCTTTCTGCGATAATGATCAATCCATGCTGCTATATGAGACCTTGAGAAGTCTTCACTCTCACTGATGTTACTATTTCTAGTTATGAGAAGTATATCATCAATAATCTCTTTAAGAGATGTTTTTGCTGGTGATGTCTTCATATTATTTATTAACTGCTTCGACTATTCTTATATTGTCTATTTTAATGAGATCATTTGTATTATATACAGCATATTCATGCTTATCTACTTTCTTCCAATCCCACGTAAATAGTCGTTTAAAAAAGTTCTTATTTGGGTTCTTGTACTATCTATTAGTATAGATATAGAGATACTAATCATTCTCTACTTTTAAACCTATATTAACAGTATCAGTACCTATAGTATAGTATACAGTAGTTAAAGGGTTATATTTTATACTATCCTAATATATAGTATCTTTAAGTATAGTAATTATATTACCTCCCTCAACTCCCTTACTATCGTTAACGTTTATAACCTGAGACTAGGTTGCAGCTACAGAAATTGTTTTAGGTTTTAGCTTTAAAAGCCTCCTAATACTATCAACTCTATGTAACGCTTCATCCTTCTCGTACTACAAATCTTTAATGTCCAGTCTTAAAACATTATTAGCCTACTAGGAGCTGTCTAACAACCCCTAATAGGCTTCAATGTTGTTCTGAGCCATTTCTAGCTCCTGTGAAAGCTTTATATTGTTTCTGTGGGTATTACATCCCCAGAGCAATAAAAACGCAACAGAAGCCGCGCAAATGCCCTTAATGACTGTCTTCCAGTGGCTTTTCAGCCACGCTAGAATCGTCAGTATTTCCATCTTCAAAATCAAGATCTATTCCAGTATAGTCCTCGCCCTTCTTACGCAGGAACTTGCCGAGTAATCGCCAAGGACCTTTTGGATCTAATGTATTTAAATTCTCTATTATCGACCAAATCTCAGTTAACGTGATGATTACGGCCGCACCTCCAGTAAGCAGGAATACTCCAGATTCGTCGAACACAGCCCATTCTAAGCCGTGTAACAAAGCTAATATTATACCTTCATCTTTTATCTTACGAATTGTACCATTCCAATTCTTACTGCTTTCTATTTTCTTTTTAAGTTTCCTAGCCACTTTAAAGCCATAAACCATATCTATGGCAGTAGTAGCGAAACATATTAACAACAGATACCATATGGGGGCAAAGTAACTTACTACTGCAGAACAAGCTCCTAATAGGAACTTGCCTACAGTACTACCATTAACCATGGTGTTTATAGTAGATCCTATGCTCTCTATTGTATGGGTTAAATGTTGTGTCATATTAAGAAGTGTACTTTATATATTTATAAGTAAGGCTGTCGTAATTTCCTTCGCCTCCATATAAAATTGCGCCTCCTCCAAAACCTCCAAGTTGCTAGTTGTAACCTGCAGTAAAACATGATGGATTTACGGCGTTACCATTATTGTCGACAGCTCCGCTTTTTGGAATAACAGTGATTGTACAACAAATAACATTTTTTGCATCATTTATAGACATTGGCACTACCGGATACTAATAAGAACCCTGTGTTGCAGTTGAACAAGTTCCTTCAACTACAGACAAACCTCCTATAGAAGTATTTGAACTTTCTGTTTTTGCAAATACTACCGTAGCCTAAAATGTATCTGGATAAGTTATATTATTATTAGCAATAAAATTAAATATTATGTTATTTGCACCGATGGATATAGGAGATGTAGTTCCACTAGCATAAATCTAACTTAAAAATGCATCTCTCGATAGAGAAGTCATAACACACGAATAATCGTAATTACTTCCAACAGAAAATGCTCTTGTTGCGTACCTTGTAGTTAAATAATTGTCGTATGTAGCATAATTAGAATTACTGTCAATTCTTTCGTAAGATGTAGCTTTTCCACTAACTGTACGATTACAAACATTAGCGTAGGTATCTATATCATCTACGGCGCTTTCGGTAAACATAATACCAGGACCCGTCCAACTGCCCGGCGTATCTTCAGCGTTTATAACATAAAAGTTTTTACTTGATGTAATACGTTGATAATTTAGCATATTACCGTTACTTGACAATGGACGTATCGTACCAAATCTACCACTTGTACTTGTTGTTGTAGTAGCAGATGTAACATCGGCTGTACGTACATAGTAATCACCGCCGAAAAGACTAATTACGTTAAAGTTTTTAGAATGCCCGTTTATATTAAACGGTACATTAGTTTTATTAGTAAGCGTACTTTTTGCCAAATCGTTAGCATAAACTACAACATTCCAAGTACTGCTACCAAATTGCGAATTTGGAGATATCGAAGATATTGTATATCCCTCAGGAACCGTAACGGCAGCAGTTGTAGAATAAAGATATGCCGTATTTGCGCCAGGATATAATTTATCTGCAGTCGTATCAGAAGCTTTCATTCCTTGACCGTGATATCCATCTGCCGGTCTTGCTGCAAGTTTCGTAAATGTAACAGTCTATTGAGAATATGTAACTGTTGGAGCAACACCAAACATAGAAGGTTTCCATGTATTTCCAGTACTGTCGTATATAAGAATACTAGAATTCTGCTTATTTTGTTCTGTTACATTATTTAAATCTCCTAAGGCTATATCAACAGCTCCAGATGTTCCAGATCCCTAAGCAACCCATTTACCTGATGCTGAATCATATACAAGCTTGGCTCCGTTTTCAGGATTCGGTACGTTTACATCAGACAAGTCATTCAAAGAATTAATTGTGGTACCTTTATCATCGGCTGCAGCAACCCACTTGGTACCGTTAAACTTTAATACCTATCCGTTAGATGCAGCAGGCATTTGAAGATCATCCAAAGACAATTTTGCATTTACCCATTTACTACCGTCGTAACGCAACACCTGACCAATGGCCATAGTAGACAATGTAACGTCGTTTAAAGCAGATAATTGTTTTGTGTCATTGTCATCTGCAGCGACCCAGCTTCCGTTTATATACTTAAGTACTTTACCTTCAGAACCTTCAGGAAGTTGTGTACCACTATCGTCAGGACGCGGTCTCCATTTACCATTATAAAATTTCAGTACATAATTATCTGCGGCATTCTATAAATCTGCAATATCATCTATATCTGCAAGAGTTATATTTGCAGCCATCCATTTTGCGTTATTGCCGTTTACATTGTATTTAAGGAATTGTCCGTCTATTCTATCAACAATGTCAACATCCTTTAATTTACTTAACCATCCTACCTGAGACGAGTTATTAATTATATTAACAATATCGTCTCCGTATACAGTAGAAATGTTACCAGATCTCCATAGACCATTCTAAAAATACAAAAGATCTTTTGTAGATGGTGATGGTACATCAACATCATCTAGATCATCTAGATTAATTCCAGTTATATCTCCAGTAACATACAAACCACCGTCGATATGTGTATCACCATCAACATAAGTGTCACCGTCTACATGAAGGTTTTCAGTAACGTGTACATCACCGTTAAGATTAGTATCTCCGTTTACTACAAGAGTATAATGATTTTCAGGTACCTCGTCCCTATTCTCAATCGTAGTTGTACCGCCATCAAACGTTATATCGGTGATACGCTTATTAATAACATCTTGGAAATTGTTTGATAATGGACTGTCACCAAATCTACCATCGAACAACTGATACGCATTCATTAGTGCGTCGTTGTGCGTTTCATCGGCTAACGTTGAATCGAGAGTATGGTTTACAAGCGTTCCGTAAACTTTAATATTTTTACTAGATTTCATTTTCAAATTTTATTTTAATTCTCATATCGTCAGCCAATATAGGTGCTACGCTGCGATAACAAAAATAACCATCTTTTATTACGCAGTTAGTCATAGGAACTCTAAATCCTGATGACAATTCTGCTGCTAATTCATTGTCGTCTTCTGTAGATTTTATATAATGTATCTTACGCTGTGAGAATATCCACAGATAATAACCATTTTCAGGATTGTGAACAACATATGTACCTTTCTTAACTGAATATGGTTTAATTGATTCATTCTCAGAAGACATGTCTTGAAGATTCTCTGTTGGGTCAAAGCCCATTAATATAGTATCCAAATACTTAACAATTACTCTAAATTCACAAGATACATTACGATCAATATCTTCTACAGTAACAGTTACCTCTTCCTCTGGATCTGCGATATCTTTAGCATACAGTGTACCATCCTTACCTACTGTAAGAATATTCTCATCGGAAGACTTAAATGTAAGTTCTGTAAAATGCCAATCTCTAGGGTTAAACAATACGATAGAACCATCTTTAAGCTTAGCGTATATATTATATTCATAACCCTATAAATCTTCTTTACCAAGAGGAAGTTGAGAGTTAGATGGAATTATATACAAGTCTTTAGAACTCCAAAGACTTTCGAATACATTCTCTCTCTCGCCTGTATCATCTACATCTACAAATATGTTACCAGACTCTCCACCGTCATCAACAAGTTCGAATATCTCTCCCTTATCAATAGTATATGTACGAAGATTATGTCTACCCCATCCTTGTTCAAATACAGTAAGAACAATAACAAGTTTATACTTACCACACAGTCTCTATTGTACTGCAGGGAAGAAACACGTTACAACATTGCTTTCATGTATTACTTGTGAATCTGCAAGATACCATGGACTCCAAGGATTCTGATGACTATGATCTTCTGCTGGTTTTCCATAAATATCAATCGGTACAAAGTCGGGATGATATGGTTCCCAACAAGGACCCTCAATTGGCTCTGGAGTTATAAATGGATTATGATGTATACTCTCTCTAGGTCCATAAGGATCTCCAAAGTAAGGATGCGGAAGATGGTTATGTACATGATGATGAGGACCACCATGAAATCTCTCAGGATGTATACCAAATCCACGATACCCGGGCCACCAATGATAATCATGGAAATCAGGCACGAATCTATCGTAGTTATGAAGATTGGCAGGTAACATATTATAGCTGGGGAATCCAGCATTGTTTATATTATGATGCTATGGCATATAATACTCAGGAAATCCAACGCGCTTAAATGGAAGCGGTTTATCTGGATCTGGTAATCTATTCCAGGAAGTATTGATGAGATAGCACCTTAATTGTTTAATACTAGACATATCCATCTCATCAATCTTGTCAAAGCCGGCCTGCTCGTTTGGTTTGATTGAGAGTTTAAGTCTAATATCATTACCAATTCTTATTTTTCTCATATTGCAATATGTTAATAAAAAAGGCTACAGATGGGCGTCGCCCACCCATAGCCTGATTTATATTTTAAATTAAGCAACAAAAGCATCGAGGATAGCCTTCAAACCAGCGAGCTGGCCAGTCAGACCGTAAACCTCAAGAGTCTGCTTTGTTTTGCGCTGGATATCGTCAGCTGCACGATACATGTTCTCGAACTCGAGAGTCAGAGCGTCGTAATGTGCCGACAGATCGGTCTCCATAGCAGGTTTGATAATAGGCCATGTACCATCACCACGGTTCAGAATGCCCAGGTAACCCATAGCCCAAGACTCGCGATCGCGCACGAGCTTAGCAGAAGCGGGATACTGCTTTCCAGGAACCTTTGTAATAGTAACGCCCTTCGGGAAATGCTTGTTCAGTGACTCCCATCCGTCTGCAGCAGGATCGGTGTAATAAACATTAGCATTAAAGCGAACCTTGTTCGCAGGACTCAGTGAATCTACACTGTCGTCATCGTCGTAAGGAAGTGCAGTCAGAATGACCTTACCTGTGGTAGAACCATCAGCAGATACACGAGCACGCTTCCACTCAGCGTTAATCTTGTTAGCGATTGCGAGTGCGATAGAGTTAGCGTCGTCACCAACCTCGGTAACATACTCATAAGACTCTGTCCACTTACGATAGCGATGAGGCATGTCCTTGAAGGTCAGACGTACAACAATTCTCTTACCACCCTCACCAAGCTTTGTCTCAAGCTGAGCGTCAAGGTTAGTGAAGTCGATTGTAATAGCGTCCTCAGTGTCAGCTGTATAGGTCAGTGCATTAAAGCTCTTGATATCTGCAGCCTTAATCTCATTTGACCACTTGATAACTGGCACATAAGTAACAGTACCATTAGGATTGCGAAGAACAGTATTCTTCTTTGTTACAATACCAACCTTAATGGTATTGATATCACCAGCATTAGCAACCTTAACATCATACAGTTTGTTTGATGCTATATCTGGATCACAGTTCATAATAATGAACTTACCAGCATCTGCAGAAGCAGTAGCCAGTGAAGAGGCAGCAGCGGGAGCTGCGTCAAGGACAGCGCCAGTAGCCAAATTGCTAACAAGCACAGTAGTTACATAATTAAGCATATTTTAAAAATTAATTTTTTCTACTCCCCCTATACGTTCCTTTCGGAGTCTGGACCTAACCAGCTGGGGTTTCCACGTTAAAATTATTCTTGCGAGAGAACTTGATCTGTAATTGTTTTATATCTAGGATCAGATTGATTCTCAATATACATTTGAGCTGCAATCTTAGTTATTTCCAACCACGTGAAGTCCTCAAAATCAGTATACTCAGTATACGGGTTATCATTTGTTATTTCAGTAGGGATCTTAAGATACCCTAAAGTATAGGAGTGAATCTTATAGTTCTTATCTGTTAATAGACGAAAGCCATCTTTTGTCTTTACTCTTAATGGTCTAGCTCTATGATACTTATAATGAAAGTCAGTAAGACTATTATTTATTCTATACATAAAGCTGTCAGCAGTACACTCAAATACACAAGTGTCCATTTGATACTCGTCATTGTTATTTGATATAATAACATCTTCGTTAAGTACAAACATCATATCAGTAGGATATACATATTCATACGAAGTATACGAAGGATGTGATGCGTTTATCACAGGAGTAAAGTCTGTTTTTTCTCTGAGTAAGTTTACTAAATCTGTAGTACGCTTTTCAGTTTGTTCGTAACCTGTACGCTTTGGTAAACTACCATTAAAACGTTCTTTTACAAACCTAACAACAGCTTGATTTATCCAATAGAGGCTATCGTCTGTAAACGGCTTACCAAGTGAATCGTCGAGTTTATTTATCTCTAACTCAAAGGCAGCTATTAAATCAACGCACCTCATTCTTCATTATCTTTATTACGTTTGTTGTTACGTTCTTGCTGTTTTTGTGCGGCTTCTTGTTGTCTACGTCTATTAGCTTCTGCGCCAGATACGTATTGTACATATAAATCTACAGCACCTGTTACGATATCATCAAATACATCCATAGGTAATTCACATGGAGTATTTGTCATAACATCAAAATGTTGTGGTTCAGCATAGTACATTACCTTTACTCCAAGTGGTGTAGTATACTGATCGTATATTACAGTAAGTGTAGGAGTAGTAGTATCATACTTACTAAGTACAGCAGCAGGACGTCTAAGTATTCTCAATGTATCGTGTGGAGTTTCAATAAGCTTCCACACATCATTCTGCGACACAAGTTCGTTAGGAAGAACTCTAATAGACGTGTTGTTACCTGATGTAGTAGATGATTTGAAGCTAAATGTAGAACTTACTTTAGATAAGCTTCTTATATACAAGTAGAACTTATTCGGGAGAGGATATGTAACAGATCTACCAGCTTCTGCTATACTAATACCATTTGGATCGGTAATAGATGAAGTGTTGTCTATTACACCTGTAGCTGTTATATCAATATCGTTCTCTCTAAGAAGAGCCTGAAGTACGCTTTCAACATGTGCAGATAACTTAGTTCCTGATGGAATATTATCGAGATTTCTATATATCTCATGTATATATTTATCTTGATATTGATTCAGAAACGAAAATATAGTTTCCGAATCAAGCTTCTCAAGTAATTCTTTCTATGGTATCATGACTTGAACTCTACGTTCAAATTCTATACCTAATTGTCTTGTCTCGTTTATTGTCATGCTTCAAGTCCTCTCATATTAAGTTTACTATTAAGTCTAGTTGATTCAACATTCTCAAGTGCGAATGCTACAGCCAAACTAATAAGCTCTTCAGCAACAGTACTATTACATTCGAATTGATATGCAGCAGGAGCTGTACCTGTACCCCAATCAAAGTAACTATTCCAACCTGTAGTAGGAGTATTAAGTTCCTTTACAAATGTATTAGGTTTCTTTATATATACTACATCACAAGTGTCTTGCGGAACTTTTATAGGGTCGTGTACGATATAAATGTTTCCTCCTTCAATAAAACATACAGGAACTTTAACCCAAGGAAGATTATAAGAAGTTGAAAAGAAGTCAGTAGCCATTTCATGTGAAACTAGCTTAACTGGAAGTTCTCTTTCAGTTTTACCATCCATTGGAGTAACGGCTGTTCCGTTTATATCAGTAGCATTAATCTCCAAGTATGCTTGTACATAATACAACATGTTTGAAGGAAGTGCACCCGACTTTACATTCTGAGCAATAGCTGTGTTCTGTGAAATAGATATAGTACTTCTACTTACCAAAGGTTCAATATCAGCAACAGCTTTTGTATCTGTTTCAAATGCAGATCTACGAACGTTATTTCCTGTTATCTTTTGAGCAATCAGAGCATTATAAGCTTTGTCTAATACAGTAGCAACTTCATATTCGGTTAACGATGGATATGACGAAGTAACATTTGCCTTGTCATATTCTATCATGAATTTTGTGTATATGTCTTTATGCGTCATATCTCATTGTTCTAAAGAATTATTTATTCTCTACTTCGTTAATAATCGAAAGCTTCAAATCTTGGTTCTTCTTACTATCAAGATAGGCAATTGCATCAGGAAGTGAATCTGCGAACATATCAGTTCCATAGAAGTAATGTGTCTTATCCTTACGAATAACTCCCTTAGCAATAGCATTCTCAAGCAAGAATTCTGTCTCCTTTGCTTTGTTATTAACCCACTTGTCAAAGAACTTCTTAGGATTCTTATCAACAAGATTAAACAAAGTAGACTCTACAAGCTCATTAGACATACGATCAGCACTCATACCAAACAGACGCAGACATTTACGCATTTGCTCAAGACTAAGTGAATCGAATTCTTTGATGGCATCACGACGAAGCTTATTCTGCTTATTCTGCTCTACTGCCTCTGCCTCACGATTGATCAACAGATAATCTTTACCTGCATCAAGTTTATCAAGCGAAGTAGCTACTCTCTTATGTCCACTAAGGAACTTAATAATCATAGCCTGACGGGGAATAGAG